TGGTCATACAAGATTTACTAGATTAAATATCAATTCGCCAGCTGAAAAAGGGAAGTTATTAGTATTCCATAATGTATATAAGGACACTAATAAGAAGCACCCAATGTCAGAACATGCTGGTACCCCAGTAATCAAAGGGGAAAAATGGGCATTTAATTTATGGTTTCGCGAAGATGATTTTAAAAAAATTGTTTATAATCCACCAATAACATCACCTGCTCCTGTAAATATGAACAATAATAGTCAAAAAATGCCAATGCCAACTATGATGCAAATGCCTAACATAAAGGAAAACTTTCAAAATTCAAAACAATCTGGTTCTTTAGCTCAATACGATGATTTCTTGAAAATAAGTGATGTATCTAGATTTATTAGTATATTATCATTTGATAAAAATGCTAATAAGAAAACGACACAATGGGTAAAAAATGCTGATTATCCTGAATTAGCAATGAAATTTGCTAATCTTTTTGGAACTGATATGGCTCATTTAGAAAACATGTGTTTCGTTCAATATCCTCCTAATTATATTCATAATTGTCACCATGATGCATTTCAAACTAATATTCCCAATTCAAAAGTTTTTAGTGAACGTCAAGGTCAAAGACTTAAGACTATTACCGGTTTTCTTGATGATGGCATCGAATATTCATTTCGACAACTTAATCAACAATTAAAGCCAAAAGCTGGCTCAATAATTGCTTATGATAATGTAATTCCTGGTACTATTGTCCGTGACGATAGAGTTGAAAAAAGAATAACAAATACATCAAATAATAATGTTGTAATATTTCATATATTTTTTAGGGAACGAACAAGAGATTGTGGTTACAGACCACCTCCGGCGGGATTAACCATACCCCCCATTACATTAAATAGCGACGGAAAACCTCAAATGCAAAAAATTGACCAATCAAATTTAACTAATGCAAGTAAAATAGTTAATAACGAAGATTATGGAATGACACTTAAAGTTGCATACGCTGGCTTCGAAAAAGGTAATATATCAAAAAGTGGTTATAAATCTTTGACATTTTCAAATATACGAACACCTTGGGAAGATGTCACACAAACAGCTGTTGACATGCTTAAAATGCGTGATGATAATTTTGGACTTTTACAAAAAGAACGATTAACTGATAATTATAATTTTGACGAATTCACACCTGTTATCATTAATAATGCTGTCATTCCTGATGCTGCAAAAAGAATCGCACATTATTATAAAAATGCGATTGATAATAATCTAATTCCTTTTGGCGATCGTCAATCGAAGCGTTTCAAAACACGAAATGATCCTGTCGCAAGATTACTTCAATATGAAATACTACCCTTAGTTGAAAGATTTACAAAACAAAAATTAATGCCTACTTATACTTATTTGAGTTGCTACATAAAAGACGCGGATCTTCCTGCACATACTGATAATCCCGACTGTTTAACAACTGTGTCATATATGCTCGATAAACCTGAAGGAACTTCATGGCCGATTTATTTTGATCCAACAAAGCAACCAACGAAACATAAAGGGCGCTACAAAGAACCATATTATCCTCCTCATGAAAAATGTATTCCTTGTGATTGCAGTCCAGGGGGCTTTATGGCTTTCGACGGTACTGATCACCTACATTATAGATTGCCATTAGAACACGATTATTACTACTTATTACTGCTCCATTACAAACCAAGAGATTAACTCATTGTAATAAACTTATTATTTTTCATTTCGTTTATTAAATCACTATAAATCTTTTCTAAATTTTTATCTATTACTTTTCTCTTACTCTTATTATTCATGTTTAATTTTCCGATTCCAAGTAATTTACTGAGTTCATCTTGATTTTCTCTATCAAAAATATCCTCGTATTTAATAGAATATATTTTGTAATTTCTATTTTTATTTTCTTTTGTATAATTATCATAAAATTCTCTCAATTTATATAAATCTTCACCTGAAGACAAAATTTCATTCATTTTAAATCTTCTTTCACATTGAATGTGATCTAAATGAGTAGGACTATCGAATCTACTTCGAATACTAAATGCGGGATTTCTGTAAATATATAAAACATAATAATTTTCTAATTCATTCTCAGGAATAGCAACTCCATTAAACCATTCTTTATAAGTATTCCCCCCTCTTCTATTTCCAACAAACTCTAATTTATCTGGAGGGAATCTACTATGAATATGTATTGATTCACCATATTTTCTTAAAGCTTCACACAACATATACGATCCTGAACCTCCATATGAACATACATAAAAAAATTTTTTAACCATATAATTTATCAATATATAAAAAAATTACAAAAAACGAATTAAAAATGCTTAAAAACTATTAAAAAAGCAAAAAACTAATTAAAAAAGCAAAAAACTAATTAAAAAATGAAAAAAACTAATTAAAAAATGCAAAAAACTAATTAAAAATGCTTAAAAACGATTAAAAATTAATTTAATTAATTATTATTTATATTAGTGCGGGTATAACTTTTGAGTTCCATTCCTTCCATGTATCGTAGACATTAATAAAATTTTCTCTTAAAGTTTTATTCCCATCGCGAAATTGTTTTGATTTTCGCTTTCCCGTTCCATTATAATTGCAAGTTTCTATAATATATCCTTCCGACCGTTTATCATCCTTTCTTTTATAACTTATACCTTTTGGCAAACATTTCATTAACTTAGTTATTTCATCATCTCCATCCTGATTAGTTTCAGGTTTATGATATATATCTTCCAACTTTTGTTTTATTTGTTCGAGCTTTTCGTGTATCGTTAATTTATTTGATTTTGAACCAATTATAATTTTTGGATGGTCGGGATGCTTTTCAATCTTAAAATAATTTCGGTGAAGGTCTTTTTCTTTATTATAACATTCTTCGTAATATACAACGTATTTGGGAAGCATGTCATGAGTTATTCCTTCGGGCAAAGGCTTGGCGTTGTACTTTCGATTGCGCTTTCCAGTGTTTTCATTTTGTTCGGATTGAGTCGCCCAGCGAAGATTAGAACGACGATTGTCTAACTTGTCCCGATTTATGTGGTCTATGCTGTGATTGGGTGTAGGTTTTGGGATTCCGGTTCTCTCCATTATTAGGTGATGGAGGTAAATGGTGCGATCAGACTTCGGAGGACGACTACATATGTATCCACCTCCTTTTTTACCTCCTTTCCAAAAGTACCAAGTATATCCTAAAAGGATAGAGTCATTATCTTCATTGGATATTTTGAATATATGTTCTGAATTATTACACTTAATTTCAACGTAATCAGCCATGATTGGTGACTAATTTATACTAGACAATATGCAATCATTTTTATAAAGTATACATAAATCATTAGCCTCTTAAATGTTTCGTGTGCGAGTTTCCATTTTTTTTATTTTTAAAGTTGATGATTAAGGTTATATTTCAAACGTTACATCACCAAAACTAAGGGATATTGTTTTATACAATTAACACACTTAATTCGAGTACGCAAGCCCGCCCATGCCGGACATGATGCGGAGTACATTGTAATTGGTGGCGTATACACGGACCTTGGCATCCTCGGTGGCGGTGGTGGCCGCGGTGAGGGTGAGCTGGAGGGTCGCGTTGTCGATGCGGGACATGTTGCAGGTGCCCGATGGCTGGTGTTCCTCAGGCTTGAGGCCGAAGGAGTATACGTTGATACCAGTCGATGGTACGTTGGTGTGGTGCTGGTAGGGTTGTACAAGATTGAAGTAGCGGCCCATGCGCTCCGAGAAACGGTCGTGGCCATTGAGCTGGAGCTTGGCGGAGAAGACGGGGTTGAAGCCGGTGTCCGCGGTATCAAGCGCAAGGAAGAGACCCGAGGAGTCGGAGTTCGAGTTAGGGAAGTAACCCGAGGCAGCGACACCCGAGGCATCAGCACGGAGCGACATAAGCTTGACCTTGGCGTTGGTGAGGCCACCGCCATAGGGGTCAAGAGGGGAACCAGTTTGCCAGGTGGAATCAACGGCATCGGTGTAATTGAACCATTGTTTGCCGTATACCGAGGACATGGTATTGGAGTCAACGAACGAATCACGCTGTACTACCCATACAAGTTCTTTGCAAGGGTGGTTGAAGTTGAGCTTGATCTTGTTGGAGACCGAGGTTACCGATTCGTCACCGGTGAATTGTACCTGTTCGATGAGGTATTCGTGAGATACCTGCGCGAAGCGGCGGCGTTCATCAGTGTCGAGGTAGATGTAATCTACGTATAGCGAAGCGGCTTCAAGCGATGGGACGGTTACACCGCCCGAGTTGTAGCAGCAATCGGCAGCCGAACGGAATTCAATGTTGATTTTGACCTCGTGGTACTGGAGGGCGATAAGGGGGAGGGCAAGGCCAGGGTTGCGGCAGAACCAGAATTCAAGAGGGATGTAAAGATCCATTTCTGGGACGGTCGCGGCGGAACCAACGCCGGTGGTTACCTGGGTGAGCATGGGGACGTTGCCGACCATGTTGGCGTAGCCAACCTTTTTGCCAGCTTCCTGGGAGAGCTCGTTCCAGATGTGCATCCAGTCGCCGTAGTGCTTGTCGATGCGTTGGCCACCGATCTCAACCTCAGCGAATTTGATGAGGGTGTGACCGAGCCAGTTGAGCCAGCGGAACGACTCGCCATCAGGTACCGAAACCTGGGGTACGGTTACCTGAAGGTAGACCTTGTGCATAAGATCACCGTTACGCGATACGGTGCATGTTACACGCTTGCCGAAGTCGGCAGAGCCGTTGAAGGTCTGTTCGATCGCCTCCATCGAGAAGTTGGTGTGGCGACGGTAAACAACCTTGAAGAAAGTAATTTGTGGGTTACCAGTAAGGTAAATATCTTGCGCGCCGTAAGCTACTAATTGCATTAATCCTCCGCCCATTGTATACTTATAAAAAGAAAAAAATTTCAGATTTCATTTTACGATTTTTAATATTTCCGTTTTAGTGATTTTGATACATGTTACATTTTAAATTAGACGAGATTTATGAAATTTTCTATAAAAAAATAAACTTATCAGTACTTTTTAAATTTTTTGAGAATATTATTTTTTTTTCTTTTGCGTATAAATCCTACTTTAAATTTATTTTTCATTTTACCAAGGTTTCATTTCAAGTTGACGACTTCCACGAATTGAAGTATTTAAACTATGTTCTGGTATATCTCTTTCTTGACTTATATGTTTATTATAAGCAATAAACTGTTTAACTTCTGAAACTATTCCTTTTACACAATATTCAACAACATAAGTATTTAATGCTTTTACCTGAGCAATTATACTATGTGGTTGGTGTTTGGCATGTTGTAAATAAATAGATCTCATTACAACTTTCAATTCATCTTCACTCTGATATCCTATTACATCTTTAGTTTCAACCCATACTTGATAACGAATTGTTGCTTGCAAAGTTTCAATATTAGCTTCTGAAAAAAAAGCATTTGATAAGGGAGTATTAGTCTGAATTCCTTT